CCGCAATCACCCGCATCACAACACCTACACCGGTCTTTGGCAGCAATACCAAAACAATGGCAACCATCTCTGAAAAGTACATCGGCAACCATGAAGTACACACCAGCCCACGCGGTGCCAAGTACATCATCACCGATGACGGCAGGAAACTCTACATCTCAAATACCAACAAAACCTACCGTCGCAGCTTCAAACCACGTCCCGGTGCATTCGCTCGTTTCCTAAATGCACAAAACTCGGTATAGTCAGTGCAAATACAAGCTTTCACTACGTGACAAGCATTAACGATCTAAAGCAAGATCACAAAAACGCTCGCAAACGCACCAATCAGTCTGCAGAGCTGATTCAAGAATCAATTAAGCGTTACGGTGCAGCCCGTAGCATCGTCATCGACGAAGACAACCGCATCCTTGCTGGTAACGGCACCATCGAAGGCGCAAAGGCTGCAGGCATCAAAAATGTACGCATCATCGAAACGGCTGGTGATGAAATCATCGCCGTTCGTCGTACGGATCTAACAGAACACGAAAAGGTAGGTCTTGCCCTAGCAGATAATCGCACCAGCGACTTATCAGACTGGGATGCAGAAATGCTGCATCAGCTCAGTCAAGAACAAGACATCAGCCCTTGGTTTGATGATGACGCACTAGCTGAGCTTGGTGTTGAATCACCTGATTTTGACCCTGCATCAGAAGATGATCAAGGCCAGCTAGACAAGCTGGATAAAAAAGAAATTGATTGTGTCTGCCCTGCTTGCGGTCATGAGTTCATCAAACAAGTCTGATCTACGCATCGATTGGGCTTCACATGAAGCTGCAAAATTTGCATGTGAAAACTGGCATTACAGCAAATGCTTGCCAGTCGGCAAACTTGTAAAAGTTGGAGCATGGGAAGATGGCAAATATATTGGCTGCGTTATTTTTGGTCGTGGTGCGAATCACAACATGCTCAAACCCTTTGGGTTGAGCCAAGATCAGGGATGTGAACTTGTCCGCATTGCATTAAAGAAACACAAGACACCAGTGTCGCGCATCATGGCAATCGCTATCAAATTCCTAAGAAGTAAATGCCCTGAATTGCGATTGATTGTTAGTTATGCCGATCAAGATCAAAATCATCACGGCGGCATTTATCAGGCTACAAATTGGATTTATGATGGTTTGAAAAACCAAAACACAATTGGGGCATTCATTGTCAATGGAAAAAAAAAGCACCGAAAATCAGTACATTCAAAGGGTGTTAAGCAAACAATCGAACATGTTAGAAAATATCTTGACCCTAAAGCAACAATTTTTTACACGCAAGGAAAACATCGTTATTTGATGCCGCTTGATGCTAAAATGCGCGCAAGGATTGAACCCCTGGCTCAACCTTATCCCAAGCGTGAGAAGCAGGCGAATGTCGGGACCACCGATACAGCGACGGTGCAACTCCGATCCTCACGCTCCAATTCTTTAGAAAACAAAGCTAACCTTAAAGCAAAGGAGGTTAGTTAATGCCTGCACATCGAGGCACAAAACAACAAACAATGGAACGTGCAAATCGTTGTGCACGGATCCTCGCTAATGGTGGAAGGCGTTCTGATTGCATTCGGTTTGCGGCAGACGCTTGGGGTGTATCGTCACGAACAACTGATGTTTACATCAAAAAAGCGCGTGAGTTAATGCGTGAAGATTGGGACATGGAACGTTACGAAATGGTGTCTGAATTGTTGTCGCAAGCGTCTACCCTTCAGATGGAAGCTCGTAAACGTGGGCAGCTTTCTGTTGCCCTGGGCTGTATCAATACAGCAGCACGTCTTGCTCAGCTTGTGTCATGACTGAAATCAAGCCCGTCAAGAATGAAGACTTCTGGTATGACCCGACAGAAGACAGCATGTATCGCGTGTGCATGAAAATCGATGGTGTGACAGCCTGTTGCACAGTGTCGTCGATGCACTTGATCGAAGAAAAGCGTGCGCAACTGCGCGGGGCATGTATGCGTAATGTCGATTCTTGATACTGCACCGATTGGGCACGTCCTTGGCGATCCATCAAAACTTGATACTGATGATTTAGTCAGACGGATGAAAGCTGATTTACATCCAGGTCAGCGTGCATTTGTAGATGATCAAGAATCTGACATCCTTGCGATAAGCGCCGGGTATGGAGCTGGGAAAACTAGATCTTTATTGTGCAAAGCTGTTTGCCTGGCGATTGCAAATCAGGGTTTTACCGGCTGCATCATGGAGCCAACAGCGCCAATGATCCGTGATATTTGGATCAGCGAATTTGATTCATATCTAGACCATTACGGCATCCCGTATTCATTTCGTGCATCGCCGCTGCCAAGTTATACATTTCACCTGCCTGGTGGTGATACACATCTGTTATGCAGAAGCTTTGAATCAGTCCAAAGAATCGTGGGTGTCAACCTATCGCATGTAATTGTCGATGAGATCGACACCGTAAATTACAAGGTCACATCACAAGCGTTCCCCAAGATCCTTGGTCGCTTGCGTTCCGGTAACGTCAGACAGTTTGCGGCAGCATCGACGCCAGAAGGCTTTAAGTGGTTGTATAACGAGTTTGGGAGTCCTGATGCGCTCAAACGTCCAGACCGAAAGCTTATCAAGATGAAGACAGTAGATAATCCACATCTGCCGTCTGATTTTATAGAACGCTTAGAAGCTAATTATGATCCTGCAAGGTTGCAGGCTTACTTGATGGGTGAGTTTGTAAACCTGAACACGGGACAGGTTTATGACAGATTTGATCGCGAAAAACATGTCATAAAATCCTTTGATGCTGGTAGTGAACCTTTGCATGTTGGCGTTGACTTCAACATCGGCAACATGAGTGCGGTGATCGCAGTGCGCACACCTGATAAGCTGATTGTTATAGATGAAATCAGCGGTGGTCATGACACAGATGCCATCGGACAAGAAATTAAAAGGCGTTATCCCCACCGTCAGCTATATGCCTACCCTGACGCATCTGGCGGAAATCGAAGCACGAACGCCACGAGAACCGACATCGAAATTTTGCAAAGCTACGGATTTAGCAATCAATCAGACAGATCCAATCCTCCCGTCCGTGATCGGGTGGCTGCTGTTCAAGCTGCTTTGGAAAACGGGAAGGGACAAGTAAGGGTGCAAGTGACGGAAAACTGCAAACGCACGATCGAATGCTTGGAACTACAAAGCTACAGCGAGAAAGGTGAGCCCGACAAGGATGCAGGCTATGACCACATGAACGATGCCATCGGTTACATGATCTGGCGGTTGTTTAATCCACTGCACGCAAGAGCAGGTCGTGGAACCGGCATCAGAATTTACTAGACAAAGCATCGAACAGAGGGTAACTTTAATGCTGTTCACCTTTGTTCATTGAACATGCTTGAAGGCGCAGACTTGATTGCCAAGACTAAAGCAATGGCTGATGCTTCCCGTTCTGATCTTGTGCGGGAATGTGGCTATGTCACGATTAAAGAAGACGGCACCGAACGCCTTAACTTCGTCACCTTCTACGAAGCACTGCTGAAGGCCAAGGGTGTTGATCTCAAGCCTAAGAAGCGCATGGGCCGTAAGCTCACGCACAAAACCAAAGTGCAATCTGATGGCAAAGTGATCGTGGGTAGTGCTTACATCGAAGGCATGAACCTTGATCCTGGCACCACGTTTGACATCAAAGTGGGCAAGAACAGCGTGGTTCTGACTGCTGCTGCAGCAGACTAAACTAGGAACATCGACTTGCGGGATTAAGGCGGTGTATTCTGGTTTTTCACATTACGACCGGCAATTATTTGCCAAGGTCTCGCAAGTCAACGATCCAAATGGGGCGTGGGTAAATCAAGAACCCCACTGGATGCTGATTGAAGATTTAGCATCTGGCGGCACCTATGAAATCCGCCGTCGTCATCGTCGGTATCTTCCGCAAGAACCGCGAGAACTTGATGAAAGCTACGATCGCAGGCTGAGCACTTCAATTTGCCCGCCGTATTATCAACGCCTTGAACGGATGCTGGCTGGAATGCTTACGCGCAAACCAGTGCGCCTGAATGACACATCCGATCAAATCCGTGAACAGCTTTTCAACGTTGATCTAGGCGGATCAGATCTCAACGTCTGGACGTATGAAACCGCACGCAAGATGATCCGATACGGTCATGTTGGTGTTCTTGTCGATGCACCGCGTGATGGTGGTAGACCTTACTGGAGTTCATACACACCACGCGATATTCTTGGCTATCGCACTGAAATTATTGACGGTGAACAACGCCTTGTTCAACTCCGTCTATCTGAAACAGTCACCATTCCAGATGGTGAATACGGCGAAAAGCAAGTGCAGCAGGTGCGTGTACTGACGCCTGGTGAATTCAAGCTTTTCCAGCGTGATGACAAGAAAGGTGATTTC